GGCGAGTTGTGTAGTATCACCTCCCCATATAAATACAGGATAATCAGAGTTGTTTATATCGTTGATTGTTATGCTTATTAAATACCGCACCCCCGAAACAGAATACTCCTCAATGGTTACAGTTGCTATTGTTGTGGTCTGCGTCTTAACAAGCCATATAGATGGAGCGCCGCTTTCATAGTATATATCGAACTGTTCTGCACCCCCGTCGCCATTGGTGAAGTCTATACCGTCCACAAGTATATTATCACCCCAACCTACCTTTATCTCAATCCATTCACCATCTAATTCGGCCTTTCTCATGTCCTTAGATATAGAAGATGCGAGATAGCACCGATCTGACGAATCTTTTAGGACCGTGAGATAATCAAGTGATGATCCTTTTAGGTTACATTGTAACCTCCGCGCTGCCGTCTCATATTGTGCATGGTAACAATCAACCGCCAAATCCAAAAGGCTATCTGCTGTTGATCCCGCATTACTTTGCCATGAATCCGTAGCTGTGCCATCTGCGGCTATAGTCAATCCTCCTGCCAATATATCCCTTGATTGAGTATCTTTAGGGTCGCCAAAGTAGAATGTTTGATCATATTCCTCTAGGCTGTCTGCGTCTATTGTTTCGGACAAATTGCGCGTTGATAAGTTCCATGAATTTCCAACGAAAGCGGGGAGAATACTTAAATTAAAAAATGTATAACCTAAAAATCCACTCCAATTTGCGCTTGTCATGCTTATTGTCATAGTGCCGGATATGGAGGCTCCACTCGTTGTAAAAGAAACTTGACTTATGGACCTGTTTGCTGTTGCGGAAAACGAAAGTGTATCAACAGATGAGGTTGTGCTCCATGCTCCCGTAGCAATGTTTAAATAATATGGTGTTCCTCCGTCGTCTATTTTTACAGTAATTTTCACAGATGTGGCGGTGCCGGATGCAGAGTTACCCCTTATCTCGTATTTATAAGCTACATCGAACCTAGTAGCAGAACTTACATTATATGTGCGCTCATGCGTAATAACCGCACCAGACTGTGTGTTCAGCCTTAAAAAAGAACCGCGGTTATAAGAAACCGTTGGGAATGGTGATGTCGTCCCAGAAACATACCCTATACTACCGCCCGTTTTGTTCCAATAATCATCTGCCGTCATTGAAGTATTACAGTTGTGATTATTGACTAAGTTTTTAAGACCTAAATCATGGGTCATATTCAGCTTCCTATAATTCGGGCAGGCCATAAGCACCGCGGACCTGTTCATCTGTTTATAGTTAGATAGGTTGCTTGTGAGGTCTTCGGCTCCTGATGATGTGAGCAGCTGGGGAAAGCCGAATGTTCTTTGGTTGTGTGAAACTCGCATATCCGGTACACGGCAGATATTAAACGCAAGGTTTTCCTGTACTATAAAGGCATTAAATATAGTCAACAGTCTCGATAGAACCTCGTACTGTGTGATGCCAATCCATGAATCGTCCAAGAATGCGGTGGGGTGGATATTGATAAGATCTAGCATACTATCAGATGCCGTAGACGCTATAGAATCCTCGTATATGTTAACACGCTCTTTAACGCCCAATTCAAGCGAAGAACTCCCTATAATTCGATATATAACATCCAAGATAGTATCATCATTGTGGTATTGCCCGTCCCACTTAAGATGCTGAAGATACCCCAAATCGTATGCCTTCACCGTGACCGTATACGGCGGGTATCTTAATGCCTCTTGATAGTCCGAGAGCGTCAACCATCCCCGCCAATATTCCGCAGCATCCTTATATATCCGCAGCCTGTATTCTTTAGTCTTTGCATTAAAAAACTCATCGAACTGAGAAACAGCAGAAGCCATAAAGCTAAGCGTAGCCAACCCACCACGCACAGGAGCAAAAATATCATCCCTTTCTCCGGGCCACTCAATAACAAGCGGATTGCCCGACGGAGCAACATCTGTCACGGAACTAACAGGCCATCCATCCTGTTCTATATCGGCCTGAATGTCCGACCCGTAATGGTCCTTAAAAGAAACACGATATTTTGTGTTATAAGCCATATTACCCTACCCTGTTATAAAGGTTTGTTGCGTAATCGTTCGCTGTCTTTATGTCATTGCCATATATCCGGCTTTCACTCTGTTGTGTAAACCCGTATCCGGCCTGTACTCTTTGTTGTTCTCCAAAACCACCTGCCCCGGCAAAACCAGCGAATCCTTTAAGCGCAAGCCCCGCCAAAATAAGCGGCACCCCTATAGGTGATGTTGACATCCCGACCATGATAAGAATATCACCTAATGCGTTCGCTATCATCACCCCCATTTCTGCGAGTGTCTCCTCAAATGATTTCGCACCTGCTGCGGCCTGTCCTAACGATGTGGCGAGGCTTGATCCTATTTGAACGGCCATCTGTGCGATCTGTTCATTTAATTTGCTGCCCTCTTTTTGTACCTCAATCATTACGCCTTTAACATTTTCAAACGCCGGCTCCATTTTTAATAGTGCGGCTATCTCGGATTCATAGGCAGCTATATTGCTATCGGCTGCCACCTGCACCTGCTCTGATAACTCTTGTGTTACACGGACACGGCTTTGCATGGCCTCCTGAAAAGCGTCGTTTTTGTCAAAGCTGAAAAACTTTTCCAGCTCCTCCGCCTTCGCTTCGTTAAGTTTCCTCTGTGCCTCGGCGTGTTTTACCGCTGCCTCTGCTGCTGCGGCATGGTCAGCCGCTACCCTTGCCAACAATTTCTCAGCCGGATCGGTTACAATATTAAATTCTGCCGTTGCATCGTTAAGGTCTGCAATAGCCCTGTTGGCCATTTTTACCGATGGGTTAAATACCCCTAACAACTTATCACCAAAACTTATCTGCTTATCTGTGGCAACATCAAGCGCGTCGGCCATGTCTGAAAACCAATTTGCCAACGGCATATTAATAAGTTCACCCACACCCTCTTTAAGGTCTCCTATTGCGTTCTGAAGCTGCTGAAACGAACCTATCCCCGCCTCGGCCATTGCTTCTGCCTGACCACCGAAAGCGCTGTTAAGTCCTTTCATTAAAGATTCAAGACGCTCGGTTGATCCTACTGTGCCCTCGACCTGAATACCATACCTTGACAGAGCGTTAGTAGATGAACCCAACGTTTTAGAAACAAGGTCGGCAGCGCCCGCAAGATCCATCCCTTTAGCTGCGGCTAAGTCCTGAACGAGCGGGGTTATTTTTCTTATCTGCTCCTCCTCTTTTACAAAGGCGGCAATCAAAGCCTGCGCTCTGATAGTCTCCTCGTCACCAAAAAGGGTTTGTTTCTGAAGGTAAGACGCCTGCGCCATCAACCGCTGCTGTGCGTCTGCGCGGCCATTAAGCGCTGTTAATAGCTGTTTCTCAGCTTTGGCTTGCTTATCGTATGCTTCGAGTGATGATTTGACAAAGTTACTGATAGCGGCAACAGAGAACGCAGCGGCAATGGCAGGGCCGATGGTTCCTATCTGCTTCTTGAATCGGCCCATTACCGACTTAGAATCATTAATACCCCTCTTGAACTTACTATTATTCAGGGTGATAATTGCTGATAAATATGCCGGAGTATTAGCCATTATTCAGTTCTTTTAATCGTTGTCTTACGTCTTCCACGTCTTCCTCGTCTATCTCCTTACCTTCGTTATCCCACGGGAATGGCATCAGCTTGTTGGGGGTCTGGTGGCGTTTTTTTACCATATACACGGGCTGCCGTTCGATGAAGTATGCGATGGTGCGGGTCTGCTCCCAACTTAATTTGTAGTTGTTCTCAACTTTCTCCAGGTACCCCTCCACAGCATTCCAAAATTCCCGCAGGTTGTAGTTGTACCAGAAATCCTCGTACCTCATCCCCATCTGCCCGAACGCGAGGGCCTGGATCTCATCGAATGTTATTTTTTTTTATCCGATGCCTCCTTGTCGGCCTTGCCTTTGCGGTAATTGCTGAACACGGTGAATATTTCACCCACCACGTCTTGATCGTCGTCGATCATATCGCAAAAGTCCTCCACGTTCTTAACCGCACAGTCAACACCATTTTTTCGCGCCCCGTCCTTCAGCCCGATATACAAGAAGGTCATGATATCCATATAGGACATTTTCGCAAGGTCAAGGTTATAAACCTCGTCCATTGATATATCCCTGTCATCGCTGAACTGAGCAAGGGCAAAATGCCCGTAATTCACGGGCAGATCTCCGCGCTTTGTTTTAACTGATGCCATACTATTCCGTGCTTACAGGTCCCGTGACATTCATTGCCCACGATCCGGTAGTGAGATCCGCAGCAGTACCTCCGCTTAGATTAAGCGTTGTAATAACGCCCGTGCCGGACATTACAGAAACTTCGCTTCCGGTTGTCTTATTAAAGATTTCCCATGATACATTTTCGGCGGCGGCCTGTTTTGCATCAAGACCCTTCCAGTTTTCAAGGTCTGTTGCAACCATGTAGTCACCGCTTATGGTCCGGGTAACCTTGCCCTGCATGAACGCCGCATTCAGTCCGTCATCAGAGTCGGTGGTTTCAAGCGCCTCCGAGCTGCTGTCAAAACTCCAGGAAGTAGTGCCGGAAATCACCGCAGCGGCAACACCAGAGCTATGCTCCTCGAATTTTATTACCAATAAATCACCTCTTAATTTTGCCATTTTATTCAAATTTTAATGTGTATTCCTGTATTATCTGATACTTATCTAAATCTGGTATGTAACCATCACTTTCAGCGGTCCAGTTGCATATCATTAAACTCTCACTGTCATAGGTTCCTTCCGCCGCCTCTAATCCCGCGTAAATACTTGACGCAAGTGTTACCACACTATCAAACGTAGAGGCGAATATGTCAAGGGTTAAGGTCATCTCTGTTATGGCTATCCCGTCCGAGTCTCTTATCGGGTCTGTACGCATGGAATAAACCACGTATGGATCTGTAGTTTCTTGCGGGGCAACCAATGGATAAACATCTGCCTCCACATTATTCAGTAAATCATATACCGCCCCCCTTAAACTCATACTATTCTCTTTTTAACTGCCCGTTTCCACTCCCTCTCCATTATTGTTCTAAGAGAGGTCATAACGTATCTTTCAGCTTTCGGCATAAGGCTCCTGTATGTTGATTTCATTTTACCCTTGCCCGTTGTCGGCATAACACCTCTGCTATATCCTTTTTTCGTTGTTCTTACCTGCCCCTTGTTGTACTCAACTATCTGTGCCAGGTATCCTGAATAATTGCCGCTTTGTTTCTGCTTATCAGTTAGCTTCCATCCGGGGACCATTCGCGGACCGACAAACGCGGCTCCGACTCTTCGGCTTCTTCCTTTTATTACCCCAATAGACCTACTGATCTGATCATATGGATGCGCTCTTTTTAAAGGCCCCACAAATATCTTCCGCGCCGTATCTCCTGCTATCTTTTTAAGAACTTTGTGCTGAGTCTTATACTCCATCATCCTCAAGGCCTTCACCAACTCATCATCCCCAACCAGCCTTATATCAAAATCTTTACTCATCGTCATTGCGTATTGCTATCAGCGCAGTCCTGAGTCTCTTGTCATGTGATACTGAGGTGATATAATAATACCCACTGTCATAGCTTACCCGCATCTTCGGGGTGACGTTCTTCCCCTCTTCGTAGTGTATAGTAAATCGCTTCGTATCGTTATACACCAGCATCTCGCTGTTAAAAGTTTCTGACCCGTTAATTTGTTCAACATTTGCGTAACTTTGAACATGAGTAGCCCATGCGTCCACAACGGCCCCGGTAGAACTGCGTGTCTGCGTTGTCTCCTGTACGGTTATCAGATCATTAAAAGCCATAAGACCGATAGTCACTTACAACACGATCAAAAAATGAAACCTTCATACTCACCGGATCGTTAGGGTTCTCGTACATCCTGAATATCCATGCAAGCAAGGCTTGTTTAATATCATAAGGCAGGGTGGAGTAACCAGCCAAAAAACGAATGGTCATGGCATCCACCCTGTCATATGTAGAAGGGGTCTCATCAACAATAAAATCAACCGCCGCAGGACGACCATTAATAAATGAAATGTATTCACGGTTTGAGCTTGTACCCGTTACGGTTTGTAATGTGTTGTCCGTATCATAGTAACTTATAGACGTTACACCCAGCACCGGGTACTTCAAAAACTCTATCCGCTCTTTAACCTCATCACTATCCATCACCAGGTCCCATGTTTGCGCGGACAGAACT